CATAATGTATCAGCTCCTTTGTATTTTATGAAAAAAAGGGTACAAAAATAACAGCCTGAGAACTTTTGTTCTCTTGCGTGGCTGCTCCGGAGATGATACAATATTGATTGGAAAATTGATGTATCTCTTCGGAGTACTGAGAGAAACATATTGGCGTATGTTTCGTCCTATGACCGTTCCTGTTGGCGCAGGAGCGGTTTTTATTTAATGATTAGATAAATAACCTTTATCTTTTAATTCGAAAATCTTTTTGTGTAAAGAAACTGTCGTTTTATAACTTCTAGCCATAAGAAAAAACGGAAGACTAAATATAATAAAAATCATTCCGAAGGCTAAAGAATAGAAAAAACCAATTAGCCCAAAAAGAAGTAAAGGAATGGCAAAAACAAGAGAAAGAATACTGCATACGCTATAAAGTTTAATTTTCTCAGGTTTACCATTCGGTTTTATAATTGCTTCTCGATCTTGATCAAGGACAAAACCAATCTGGATAAGAGAAGAGTATTTCTTCTTTTCTTGTGGTGTCAATATTTTTTCTAATTCAGGATCCACAGAAACTACTGATACAATCTGCTCATTGGCGTGGGCATGAGTGTGTGAAACATTATGCGAATCAGAAGATGATAACCCTTTATAGATGTCATTCACACCAAAAGTTGTTTTATTGTAGACTTTATTATACGCAGCCTTTTTCGGATCTTTAATCCATCCGGATCCTTTCTTCCCATATCCGGGAATAACAGCTTTTTTAACAGCTCTTTTAGCTTTTCCGGTTGTTCGCGCCTTAATGCTTTTCTTGACACTGGGTTTTCTCATTCCTACTTTCATTTTTGGCATCCTTTCTGTTGCTATCATGTAAACATTGCAAGGTACAGCAAATTGTATGAATATCATCATCCGTCAGTTCATCGAAATTATCAAGTTGCGATTGAATAGAACTGATCAGAGAATCTTTTGCATTACGGCTTTGTTTGTCGGAGGAACGCTGAAAAAATACAGCTGTAATTGTGCTGGTTAATGAACCGATCAATCCAATTCCGACAATCATCAAGAGCGATGCAATCACGCGCCCGGGGACGGTACTCGGTGAGATATCTCCATATCCAACAGTGGTAGCTGTTACAAAACTCCACCATAATCCGTCAGAGAAACTCATTCCTTCGGCATAATGGATGGCAACGCCTCCGGTAATGATACATGATACTGTAACCAGGACCATATACTTGAAGCCGTTTACATCGAAGAAAAATTTGATTCGCTTATAAAATCGAACAAAATAAGCGGATATTCTTGCAAACTTAAGAAGTCTGAGGAACTTAAAGATTTTAAATACCCGGAAGACTTTGAAAAGCGATGTAAAAGGAATGATAGCTACTAAATCTAAAATATTATTTTTAAAGAAGTCTTTTTTCTTATCTGCTGATAAAAATCGTATTCCATAATCAATTATAAAAATAATGTTTATGATAAAATCGATACGGTATTGAAATACTGTAAGACCGGTACTTATATCGCGAAAGGATAAGAATACAGCAACCAGCGCAAGAGCGGCAAAAAACACTTCATAGAAAAAAGATATTCGCTCTTTGTTCTTCATTGGTAAAAATCTCCCTACATTTACATGCATAAATTTTAATTATAGTTTAGATAATAATCCTATGGAAATTTTATTATCTAAAATCATGCACGAAAGAAATCTAACGGTACGTCAAGTAGAACAGATGACCAAAGTCCCAAAATCCACCATAAATGATATTATGAATGGAAAATCACCACGGCTGGACACATTGGAGCAGTTGGCAGCAGGACTGAAAGTCAAAATATCTGATTTATATGACTCTCCGTACAAATAAGTGTCCGAGTTCTCGGACAAATTTAAAAATCGCGTTACTTCTCCAGTTTTGGATTGTTATTATAGTAGAAAGTATAATAAACAGAACAAATGTTTGCGAAACTCTTGAAAATATTTGTTTCAAGATGTAATATAAAAACAAACATACGTTCGGAAACGCCGAGACTGGAGGGGTTACATATGAGTCAAGATGAACATAACAAGCAAAATGACATAACTTTTATTGTTGAATTACTTAATAAAGAATCTCCGGAAAAAGTACGAGATATCCTGGTGTTTATCCGGAGCTATCTCGGAAAGTAAGTTCTAAAGAGTCAGGTTACTGGCTCTTTTTTAAATTGTCCACAAATTGCTGTGCAATCTTTTCTAAAGTTGCCTTGCTTGTATCGTCCAGCTGTTCATACGTAACAATAAAAGACTGGATAGCATTAACTATTGCAGAGTCTTTATCTTTTAACAGCATACCAGTATATTTCAGTAGTTTCTGCTGTTCGGTCATTTGCTCAAACATTTCACCTTCTCCGGTTCGGAGCCATTCTTCATTTACATCAAATTCCCTGCAAATAGAAGAAACAACAGCATCGAGAGGTGTTCTTGCACCAGATTCGTAACCGGCAACAGTACCTTGCTTTACACCTATCTTATTTCCAAAATCAGATTGATTAAGTCCTAACTCCTTCCGGAGTAAACGAATTCTTTCGTTCATTTATTGCCCACCTTCTTTCTAAAAACGATTATAGCACACAAAATATTGCAATGCAATAAAAAAGGCGAAAAACTATTGACAAAATAATAGCGTTGATATAATATGATATTGCAAAGATATGAAAGCGTGGTGATGAAAAATATGATGGATTTAGAAACGAAGAAAGAGCAGGAGATTAAAAACATGGTAACAATTCTGGAACAGATTGATTTGCCAGATATCATTCTGCTTACGAGAGATGCAAATACACTTCTGATGCGGCAGAAAGAAGCAGAAGCACAGGAACAGAGAGTGAGGTGAGGAAAGATGAGAAAAAAAGAAAAGTGGGTGCCATTTCCAGAACGACACCCGTGGCTTCCTGTGATTATTTCAATAATTGCGTTAATCGCTGCATACACCAAAGGATAATATCATCGATTCCGTGTCCATAAGATTTCATAAGAGATTATACTCGGCTCTGACGGGAGCCTGTAAGAAAAGTATAGGAAATAAATTTAATATTTGCAACCAATGAAGGTGGTGAGAAAAGATATGAAATGTCCTAAATGTTTAAAGGAGATACCAGAAGATAATTTTTGTGGATTTTGTGGAGCAAAACTTAGAGAAAAATGCGAATGCTGGGTATTGAAAAGACACAATTACTCATGCTGTGAAGAAGGCTGCCCGGGATATGGGCTCCTGATTAAACTTGCAG